AAGCTTTAGGTATACTAGACCCTGTAGAAAAAGCTATTGCAGAGAGTGCAAAAACTCCTCCAAAGATTAGACCCACAAGACCTTTTGATGTAGACTCTGATGCAGATAATGATTATAAGTATCAAAGAGAAAATCTTTACAATCTGATTGAACGAGGTCAGGATGCAATTGACGGTATTCTTGAACTTGCAAAAGAAGGAGAACATCCAAGAGCCTATGAGGTTGCACTTAATGGAATCAAACAGGTTGCAGATGTCACAGATAAATTAGTAGAGTTGCAAGAAAAAATGAAAAAACTAAAAGAAGTTCCTAATTCTGCACCCAATAAAGTTACTAATGCATTGTTCGTTGGTTCAACAGCAGAACTGCAAAAAATGTTAAAAGACAAATCTAATGTCTGAGGCAACCTATCTAGGTAATCCTAATCTTAAAAAAGCAAACGTACAACAAGAGTGGACTAAAAAACAACTTGTTGAGTATCAAAAGTGTATGCAAGACCCTCTTTATTTTATTCAAAATTATGTACAAATTGTATCACTAGATGAAGGTCTTGTGCCATTTAAGATGTACGACTTTCAAAAAGAGATGGTCGGTACGTTTCATAACAATCGTTTTACTATCTGTAAGTTGCCTAGACAGACAGGTAAATCTACAACAATGGTGTCATATCTATTACACTATGCGTTGTTTAATCCTAGTGTTAATATCGCAATCCTCGCCAACAAAGCTGCAACAGCAAGAGACTTGTTAGGAAGATTGCAACTTGCATATGAACATTTACCACAATGGTTACAACAGGGAGTAATGTCATGGAACAAAGGAAGTTTGGAGTTAGAAAATGGATCAAAAATACTTGCTAGTTCTACTAGTGCTAGTGCCGTTCGGGGTGGTAGTTATAACATTATTTTCCTAGATGAGTTTGCATACGTTCCTTCTAATGTTGCAGAACAATTTTTTAGTTCAGTTTATCCTACAATTACTTCTGGTAAAACAACAAAGGTTATGATTGTTTCTACACCACACGGTATGAATATGTTCTATAAATTGTGGACAGATGCAGAGGAAGGACGAAACGATTATATTCCAATCGAAGTACATTGGAGTGAAGTTCCTGGCCGTGATGAAGCATGGAAAAAAGAAACTATCAAGAATACTAGTGAACAACAGTTTAACACAGAATTTGAATGTGAGTTTCTTGGTTCTATTGATACACTTATTACTTCATCAAAATTAAAAACACTTGCATATAGAAAACCCATTCAGTCTAATGCTGGACTAGATGTATATGAAAATCCTAAACCAGAACACACATATCTATTAACCGCTGATGTATCAAGAGGTGTATCAAATGATTACTCTGCATTTGTGGTATTTGATGTTACAGAAGTTCCTTACCGAATAGTTGCAAAGTTTAGAGATAATGAAATTAAACCACTATTGTTTCCACAAAGAATCCATCAAGTAGGAACTGCATACAATACTGCATTTGTTTTGATTGAGGTAAACGATATTGGAGAACAAGTTGCAAACGCAATGCAGTTTGATATGGAGTATGATAATCTTATCATGGCATCTATGCGTGGGCGTGCTGGTCAAGTTCTTGGTGGTGGTTTCTCTGGTGGTAGAGCTCAGTTAGGTGTAAGAACTACCAAGGCAGTTAAGAAGATTGGTTGTTCTAATCTAAAACAATTAGTTGAAGATAACAAACTAATTGTAGAAGACTTTGATACAATTAACGAACTATCTACGTTTATTGTCAAAGGTTCATCCTTTGAAGCAGACGATGGATGTCACGATGATATGGTTGCTTGTTTGTTTATTTTTGCGTGGGTAACAGACCAGACATACTTCAAAGAACTTACTAACAATGATATCAGAGAAAGAATGTATAAAGAAAACCAAGACCAATTAGAACAGGATATGGCTCCGTTTGGATTTATTTCTGATGGTTTAGACGATAGTAATATTGGAGAGATGGTTGACGAATATGGTACAAGATGGAGTCCAATAGTAAGGTCATATGAGAATGATTGGTAGTGAAAAGTCCTTGTGTTAAAATCTGCAAACTTATAGATAGTGTATGCGTTGGATGTTATAGAACATCTGAGCAGATAACTATGTGGTCAAAATATACAGATAAAGAACGAGAGGAAATTACTAAAGAAATTCAATTAAATCATTATCAAGTTTTATCCAACAATTAGAACATACAACTTTACATTCATTCATCATATTATGAATTTCTTTTCTGCTTTCATCATTAGTACCAACACGTTTTGTTTGTTTACGGATTTCTGCATCATGTGGATAGAGTTTTAGACATACCGTTTCACTCTCTCCACAATGAATACAACATTCATCTCCAAGGTGATTGTTTAACCATGAAACACGTTTTTGGTAGTTCCTACGAGCTACTTTCTTGATGGTTTCTTTATATTTTTCATAATGTTCATTAGTCATAGAACTATTTATAAGTTTTGAGTCATATAAAATAGAGTTTTTAGAAACTTCATTTTTATAAATACTATGGAATAAGAGTTAATCTCTAAGAGAAGGAGCAAAAATCATGTCATTTTTAGTCTCACCCGGCGTCCACGTTAGGGAAATAGATTTAACAAATGTCGTTCCTGCTGTCGCAACATCTATCGGTGCAATTGCAGGCGCATTTGAAAAGGGGCCAGTATCTTCTGTTGTTACTATTACATCAGAAGAAGACTTGCTAAGAACATTCGGTAAACCACAATCAACTGGAAATCAGTTTGAAACATTTTTTACCGCTACAAACTTTCTACAGTATGCAGATAACCTCAAGGTAGTAAGAGCAGAGAGTGCAATAGTAAATGCTGGTGCAAACTCTGGTATACTTATTCGTGATGATGATCACTACCAATCAGATTTCCAAGATGGTTCTGGTTCTCATGGAGAGTGGGCTGCAAGAACTGCTGGAACACATGGTAACTCACTTGGTGTTGATATCTGTCCAAGTGCAAGAGCATTTGCACAACCATTAGGTTCATTAAACTTAGTAAATGGTGCTGGTGCAGTTGGTGACTTATCAATTACAGTAGATGACCAAGATGCAAGTAATGCTACAATCGCAGTTGGTGATATCATTTCTTTCCAAACTGCTTCAGCAATTGTTGCAACAAGTAATGGTGCAATCACAGTTGCTTCTAAGACTTTGACAGTTGATGGAGTTTCTGGTACACTTGCAGTTGGACAACGAGTAATTGGTGCTGGTATATCAGACGGAGATGAAGTTGTTAAAATTGCAACAGTAACTTCACAGACCGTTGTTGTTCTTGATAAAGCAATTACAGTTGCAAACGACATACCTCTTGTATTCGCTGCATCTGGTGGAACAAACGTAGAATCAAAAGGTCAAGAGTACGAAGTAACTTCTGTTTCTGGTGAAGTTTTAACAATTCGTTTACTTGATGATCCTGCTGGTGCTGGTTTACAAACAATCATTCCAGACAACTCACTTATTACAAGACGTTGGAGATTTTCTGATTTATTTGATGCACCTCCTGGCACATCTTCTTGGGCAACTGCAAATGGTCGTGGAGAAAAAGACGAACTTCATGTTGCAGTATATGACACAACTGGTGATATCACAGGATTTGACGTTGATGTTGCTGGACAAAGAACAAGTGCAGTAATAGAAGTATTTGCAAATATGTCAAAGAATCCAAAAGCAAAAACTGCACAAGGTTCTAACAACTATTATTCAGATGTTATCTTTGCACAGTCAAGTTTCATTTACTGGACAGACCATCTTTCTGCTGGTACTAACTGGGGAACAGATGTTGCAACTGGTACAGACTACACATTAGTATCTGGTGTTGATGTTTCTACATTAACTGGTGGTACAGATGATTACTCAACAACTGCTGGTGAAATTGAACTTGCATATGATAAGTTTGTAGACACAGAATCATTAGACATTAATCTAGTGTTAGGTGGTGCATCAAGTATTGCAGCAGATACAGAAGCTGGAATGGATACTCATGTAACAATGATTACTGCACTCTGCGAAACTCGTAGAGATTGTGTAGGATTTGTTTCTCCATATCGTGCGGCGACAGTTGGTATTGCAGACTCAATCACAGCAACTAAGAATGTCATAGATGGTTTCAATACTTGTCCAAGTTCATCTTACATGGTATTCGATAGTGGTTACAAATATATGTATGATAAGTATAGTGATGTATATCGTTTTGTACCTCTGAATGGTGATACTGCTGGTCTTTGT